AGTTCAAAGCATTGCTAACAACACCGTCACGCTTTAGCTGGGTATTTTCATCCTGCATAACCTTGACTTTGGCTTCGGCTTCAGTAGCTCGCATTTCTGCAAGTTCAGTCAGCTTCCCCTCGTCTTCAAGGCGTTTCATCTTTTCAGCTTTCTGAGCAGTGACAGAGTCAGCATTATCTTTCTCAGCTTTGGCAAGTTTCTCAGCCATTTTATCCATGTTAGCCTTCATCTTGGCTAGCTTAGCATTTGAAAGTTTCTCAACTTGCGCTTCAAGACTGTCATCGTCATCGTCATCATTTTCTGCAGCTTCTGCCTTAGCAATATCTGCTTCTACTGTTGCGATTTCAGTTTCAATTGGGGCTTCTTCCCCCTCTTCCGCTTCTGCAAGTTTCGCTTTTAGTTCTGCCAGTTTAGCTTTTAGTTCTTCAATACTCATAGTTTCTCCTTAAGCACAGCTTAAATTTGTTTATATAAATTGGACAAAGGCACGGCCTCTGTTTATTAGTTGTTTAGGTCTCGACTATTACAAATATATCATGGACCAATTCCGTACCAGTCCTCACCTTCTTTAATGGGGGCTAGTATGTCTTCTCTCGTAATCGCGTTATCAGGGTCAATTAATCCAAGGCTCTTCGCTTCAGCAATTAATTCTTGATAAGTTGCGTTGGACATACCCTCTTTGCGCATGGCAGCTAGGGTTTTCCTGATGGTATCACCACCAAGGGCATCTGCATAGATGGTCCTCAGGGCGTCTCTTGCTCTTTGAGCGTCTGCAATATTAGTAAAGAAAGCATCGTGGATGGTTCCTGTTCCTATATTATTTTTAAGACCCCAAAGATGGAAGCGTCTAACAAGGACTGCGTCGTTGCTGTGGTTTCCGTTTACTCCAAGTCCGATAGCAGCGTCTGCAAATGAACCTTTACCAAGTAATTTTCCATCTTCAGCACTGGACTCATAAATGTTTTGAACTCTACGGCCCGTTACAGGGTCAGTAAAATCAATCCTCTCTTGGAGTTTTGGTCTATATCTTTGCATCATAACTTTTCCATCAAAAGTTACCCAAGGAATATCTACCTTTTGTGTTTCTTGTACGTAAGAACGCGCAACTCTCTTCCAGAAAGTAATAAATGTTTCTGTTACAGGCGCTCGTTGAGCCAAGTTTTTAGACATAATGCGAGACACAGCCTCGAAGTCTTTTGGTCCAATAATACCTTGTCTTGCGTTCATAATCTTTTCAACAAATTCACCTGAAGAAGGGTGTACAGTGAGCGCATCTTTAAGAAGCTCTCTTCCAACAGGTGTACTATTATTCACTAATTCAATAAGTTCTTTGCGAAAGGCAGTCAAGTCGTCTACTGTCTTTGTTGCTCCAAGCCTTGTAGCTAGCTTTACCTGTGTGTCAACAACCCTAAGTTGATCAGTAAGATCACCCTTGGTTATTGTCAGGAAACCTCTGTTTTGTAGTATTCCAGAGAGCTTGTTAGCAATGTTAGCTGTCTTTGTAGCTTCACCAGCACCGTAGAAGGTAACCATGTTTTGAGCTTTAGCGGCCTTAGCCATGTCTTCCCAAGTTAGGTTAGCGTTACGTAGAGCAGCAATCTCTAAGAACTCTGGGTCATTGATTGTGTCTTGAGCAACCAAGTCATACAGACGGTTTTTCTGTGTTGTAGCAAGCACGTTTGAGGCCATAGCAATTGGCCTGTCACCTGTAGACAAAGCAATAATTTGAGCACCACTTGAAGAGGCGTCATTTTCAATCATTAACCGAGTTTCATAGGTAGCAAGTTTGGCTGGGTTCCTCATATCACCATCGACGTGGTCATAAATTCTTTTATACTCAAGGGCTAAACGAGCAAGCTTACCTACTTCAGCACCTTCTAAACCCCTAATTAAAGGATGTTCAAGGAACTCTCTAATACGGCGGTCTCTTTGTGTTGTTGCTTGTAACAAACCACCAATTTCTCTAAGTTTCTCTGCGTTCCTTCTAAAGATTGCTCTTCGTCCAGATTGAGTTAAGGCTTCTGTAGCGGGACCTAACAAGGCTCCGGTCTGAATTTCTAGCTCTCTAACAGAGTTAAGATCAATTCTTGTTGGTGTGCCTGAGTTAAGGAAAGGCCTTACTAGCTCACCCCCAGTAGGAGTTAAGTAACCACGGTGATAAACACGTCCACGAGAGTCAAGGAAGGCTTGTGTCCTAAAGTTTTCTTGTCTTAGTCGGTGATACTTAGCTGTAGTCATAAGACCATAGCCTTGTTCACCACGATTTAGAATTTCATGTCGGAACTCATTAATACTGTCAAAGTACTTTGAGTTACCTCGCGGGTCTCTAAATCGAGTTACACTATCCATAAAATCAAAGAACTCATTATCAACAGAATACTCAACGTTCATTACGTGATTCATCATCTTAGCCATTTCAGCATCAATTTGATTTGGGTCATAGTCAGCAAACTTGTTAGCTGAGATAATTGGAATACCTGTCTCGTTACCCCTTGCATCAACAAATGTCTTTTTACCTGCTTTAACGTATAGTCGGTCTCTGGCATTTACTACACCTAAACGACGTGCAATAGTGTTTCTTCTTTCAGCTTCTTGTAGCCTTAAAAGTCCTTTGTCGATAACCTGAACCTCACGACTAACAGTATCTCCAAAACCGCCAGAAGCTCTACCAGTGTCAACATCAAAAACACCTCTACGAACTTTACCACGAAAATTAATTCTGATTAGGTTTTGTTCTTTCATAAATTGAAGTACTTTAGAACCTTCTGCGTGGTAGCTTTTAAGGGTGTGTGTAACTCCGGGAAAAACATCGCCAATATCTTTTGCTAAGGTCTTGCCAATACTAATAGCTAAACTATCGTAGTCAGTGGCTTGTCCAGAAGAAGCAAGTTTAAAAACCTTTGTAAGGCTTTCGATAGCACGATCGTTTATAAATGATGATTTGGGAGTCTTACTTAAAGTCAAGAACTCAAAATCAAGAATGTAACGAATGTTCTCGTTAAGCTTTGAAATCTGTCTTGTCCACCAGCTATCTTTTGGCTCACCACTAAAACGCTTTTTAAACTCTCTGTAAGCTTTACGTAAAGGTATAATATTGTCTAGTAATTTGCTTTTGAACTTTTTCAAGTCTTTTTCTGTTGTGCTTAGACGAGCAAAATAAGACCTCATTGGAGCGCGTCCAGAGAAGTATATCTTGTTTACAAGAGCTTTGCCTTCAGTTCTACGCCAAGCATCAATAAAGCGTTGATCCGCCAATTGATTTTTAGTAAGATCTTCAAGGTTGTAATATTTACCCATAATCTGTACTTGAGGCTTTTCTTCACTTAAATAACGCACAAACATTTCTGAACGGCGACGTGAGCGGGTGTCTAGTAGTCTTGATACGTTCTGAACAGCAAATCTATTTTCTGCTCGCATAACAGATACAAAGTCACCCCAAGGTTCTTTATCAGCATTGTAACGCTGGAACACAACACGGAGGTTTTCAATAGCAACAGTTTGTTGGTTTAATGAAATCTTGTCATCCAAACCAGCAACAGTGCTTTCAATAAAGTCTTTTTGATCAGGAGTAAGGTCTTTAGAATTCCTCATAAAGTCAATACGCTCTTGATACAAATTAAAATCAGGATCATAGAGGAGGTTGTTTTTAATCTCACCTGTTAAAGGGTCAGAGGAAAAATTTCTTTCATCAAATTGATTGCCTACACGCCTACGGCTTGCTTGTTTACCAACAAGGGTTGTACCTTTGAAGTTAGTCAGGGCCATAGTAGAGTTATAATTTCCAGCATCTAGAATAAACATTTCACGGAGACCATCACGGTGCCTTGGGTTAGACAAAAGTGTTGAAGGTCTTGAAGCCGCAATAGACATTTCCTCATTCTTTATGCTTTGGCTAGGACGGAACACCGCTGTAGAAAGCGCTGCCTTAGCTCTCAGAGCTTGAATGGTCAAGGCCCGTCCTTTTGGAGTGATAAATTCGGAGGCTTTTAGCTTTCCTTGTTGAAACAAGCTAGCAGCATCAGCGGAACCTAGAAGTTTTTCTTGAATAGAAGAACCTTGTCGTTTTAACCAGTCGGTAAAGTTAACAATCATTGGTGGCTTACCATTAAAAGCAACAACATCAAGTTTACCAACAGCCCTTTGCTTAATACGTGCAGAGTCAAGTAAGGCAAGTTCATCTTTACTTTTAAGAACAGGTACCATGCTAGAACGACAGTTCCAGTGTAGAGGTGGCCTGTAAGTTAAGTCATCAATTTTGTAAACCTTACCATTATGGAAGCTACAAATTGAGCTTGTTCTTGAGTCAAGGATAGCTGTAAACATATAACCAGACAAAATCTCTGAGTTGTTTTGCATAACCTTGTTAAGGGCAGCTGTCTGGGTTGAAGTAATTGAGGTACGGGTCAGGGTCCTCGCCTGTATCTCTGTAATCTTAGTCGTTTTTAAAACGTCAGTGATAATCTCTTTTTGTGTAAGACCTCTTGCTAGTCCACCTCGAACCTTTGTTTGGATACGAACAAGTTCCCCAGAAGAAATGTTTGCAAGGTTTTGAGATAGTGTCTTAGGTCCACGGATACTTGGTCCAGTAATCTCAGCCAAGAGTTCTTTTGTTCTTGGGCGGTTTACTTTGTAGAAACCACGAACTTCCTTATTAAGGTTGTCTGAGTGGAAATCAAGTTGTGATGTGGAGAATTCACGAAGGCTTCGTTCTGAATTGGCTTTCAATTCTTTGCCGAAACGAGTGACTTCAGGTTTTACATCGGTTGTAAGGTTGTTTGTAAGAAGGCTGCGAAGACGCTTTCGGTGTCTACGGAGTATCCTACGGTTTTCAACCTGAACACCTTCTTCGTAAAGGCGAACATCTGTCATGTGGTTTACAATGCGATC